TCGAGCCATATCTTCCGCGGCATCGAGGAATTCAACCGGTTCCGTGATGATTTCGAGGACCGGCCGGAGGAACGATATCAGCAGATCATGGACTCGTGGCCCTTGGTGTTCGGTTCCACGGAGAAGGCCATGAAGAAGCTGTTCGCGCCGGCCAAACCGGTCGTGAAACGCCCCCCCTGGTCGCTGTGCCCGCGCTGCAAGAAACCCGTATGGGCTCAGGAAGGCACCACCGACCTGAGGGAGACGCAGCAGCTGCTGAAACGGAACCCGTTGCCGCGCTGGTGCCGTGTCTGCGGCCAGCGTTTCGAGTACACGATGGGCGACCACATCTCATGCAGTTCCGAGTTCTCCATCGCGGAGACGATGGACACGCTCAAAAGCATGTTCCCCACCGAGCAGCCGAACTTCGAGACCATCGCCATCGAAGCCGCACACGAGGACGGTGAGCAGAATGGTTAACCCCGCCAAGAAAAAGGGCACGAGCCTTGAGACGTGGACGGTGCGTTACCTCGCGTGGGCTTTGCAGGACACGCGCATCGACCGCATGCCGTTGCATGGCAACGCCGACCAGGGCGATCTGATCGGCGTCCGGTTCTGTGGCGAGCCGGTGTGCGTGGAATGCAAGGACACGAAACAGCCGAACTACCGCAAACACTGGCGCGAACTGCTGGTGGAGATGGCGAACATGGACACTCCCTACGGGGTGCTCGTCCAGCATCGCAAGGGCGTGGGCGTGAAGAGCCTCAGGGGCATGGCAAGCCAGATGGCGATTCTGAGCGTGGACGTGCTCGAACGGTTCCTCGCCGTGTTTTCGGAGCTGAGCGAGGAGAACGCGCTTTTCGCCGTGCGCCTGCGCCGCGAGTCGAAACCGGTGTCCAACAATCCGACGCTCGTGTGGATGCCGCTCGAACGGTTCGCGCTCCTGCTGAACTGCGGACTCCCGTTGGGGCTTTCCGAGTGACCGCCAACACACATTGGCGGCGGTACTTCTGGATCGCCGCCATACTCATCGCATATCTAGGAGGGAGGAGCTGACATGGCCGGTTACGCGAGACTGAGCAATGACTTCTGGCAGGACAGGGACGTGCTCAAACTGCGCCGACGCAACCCGTCTGCTGCGCTCCTGTACGTCATGGCCATCAGCTGGTGCTCCGACCACGCCTCCGACGGCATCATCGCGGAGGATGAGCTGCTGTATGTCCTCAACGCCTCGGACGAGGACGTCTCCGACCTCGCTGCCTCCGGGCTGCTGCTCAGAGGCAGCGACGAGGGCTGTTACGTGATCCGCAACTATCTGAAGTACCAGAACAGCGCGGAGCAGATCGAGCAGGCGAAGGAGAAGGTGAAGGAACGCCAGCGCCGCAAGCGCGAACGCGACGCGAACAAGACCGTGACCGACTCCGACAATGAGTCTGTCACGCCCATGTCACGCCGTGACAATGAGTCTGTCACGCCCATGTCACGCCGTGACAATGAGTCTGTCACGCCCATGTCACGCCGTGACAATGAGTCTGTCACGCCCATGTCTTTTAACCAAGAACCAAGAACCAAGAACCAAAAGAAATCTTCTGACGAAGAATTCTCTCTCCCCCAAACCCCCTCGCAAGCCGAGGGGGCCGCAGAGAGCGCCGACGAGGATTATCCGCTCGGGTTCGAGCAGTTCTGGGAAACCTATCCGCGCAAGAACGGCAAACGCAAGGCCTTCGAGGCTTGGCGCAAGGCGCGACGGAAAACCAACAACACGTTCCTGATCTCGAAAGCCGCCCAGTACGCGGCGGACCCGAACCGGGAGCCCGGCTACACGCTCACCCCGGCCAACTGGCTGGGCGGCGAGCATTGGGACGACGACCCGCTGCCGGCGAAACCCGAGCCGACCGCACGCCCCTCGCCATCGGCGAAACCCCGTTCGCAGCAGAACCTCGAAGCGAACATGGCGCGCACGTGGCAGTACATGACCCCCGCCGAGAGGGCGGAATACCAGCGAACCCAAGGAGGAAACAATGCTCAGCAAGGGTGAGGCGGCGGCGATCCTGTCACTCATCAACTCGCATCACGGCAACGCCCAATGGGACGACATCCAGCTTGAAGCGTTCCACTCGGAGCTTCGAGCGGACATGACGCAGGCGGAGGCGCGGGAGGCGGTCAGGCGCTTCTACGCCGCCGACCACGAGGGCCGCTGGTGCGGCAGCGGAGACATCAACGCGATAGTCCGCCGGATGCGCGACGAGGCGAGACCCTCGGAGGAGCAGATCGGCCGTGAGTGCGAGAGGCTGGGCCTATCCGAGGACGAGTCGTGGATGTACCGCCGCCAGCGGATGCTCGGCAACGGCCCGGAGCAGTCGCAGCAGACGGCGCTCACCGGGCGAAACCCGTTCGAACTGCCCGCCGCCAAGCCGAAGAAGCGTTCCACGGTCAGCCGGTTCGCGGGAGCGTCGCGACTCGGCATGGCGTCGCTCGGCTCGATTCTGGGAGGCGCGTGATGGCCGAAAAGTTTCCGACGCCGCAGGAGCGGGCGATGGAGTGGCTGCTCAAGGCCACGGAGATCGGCGGCATGAGCAAACCGGAGACCGCGTTGTACGCCTATCAGGCCGGTTTCACGGCGGCGCTTGATTTGTGCATCGAAATCGAAAACGCTCTGTGCGAGCCCGACGCGAACGAACAGGCGGAACCCGAACAAGTTCCCGTATCCGCCGAGAACGGACGCGAGAGCATGGCCAGCGCATCCCACAGCACCATCAACGACGAAACGGAGGAACAACAGTGAACAGCATCAAAGTGCAGGCCGACGGTATGGACTGCGACCCGTACCTTATCAGCATCGAGACCACGGAAGGCGTCTCACCGGCCATGCTGCATACAACGGCACGGCTCTTGGAAGGACTCGGATGCACCTGAGAACGACTCTGGGACTCCAAGACCGAAAGGAGCACGGACGATGAGCTGTAAGGCGAAGATATTCACCCGCGAGGAGTTTCGAGAGGTCGTCGCAGCCGCCATCTACGACTACGAACAAGCGCCCGCGAAATGCCTCTACACGACCAAGGATGCGGCAGACCAACTCTACGGCCATTACGGCGAGGAAACCGAGGTGGAGGAATGAACGGAGTACAGCTTACCAACCATCTGACCGCGCAATTCAGGGCCTCAGCCCTGAGCCGGTACGAGGCCAGAATCACCGAGGACGGCGACTTCAGAGCCTACATATACGCCATGAGCCTCAAACGTCTCAAACGCAAGTGCGAGAGGTGCGCGAAACGTGAGCGCAAGGCCATCGAATATGTCGCCACGCTCAAGGAGGAATCATGAGGAAACCATTCAAGGACTGGACGTTGGAGAATTTCGTCGGGTTAGCGATGCTCGCTACTGTGATCCTGTTAGTGGTGTCCGGCCTGACGGCCATCTGCTTCGTCTGCTGGGCTGGCACGCAGACACCCGACCAGCCGGGGCAGACCATCGTGCAAAAAATTGAGACCACGGGCGACGTGAAACGTTTGTGCATCGAGGCCAAGACCGATGGGCGCATCGACGCCATGAGCTGCCAGCTCATCGACCCAATGGCGGGAGGCGTGCAGTGACGAGTCAGGGAACACGGGACAAAGTGCTCGTATGGCACAAGCGCGGCTACAGCGCAACGGAAACGGCCCGTCAATTGGGCCTTCCGTTGGAGGAAGTGCGTGCGATCGTCCGCGAGGGCGACGGTCGTCCGAAGCCGCCGCGCAAGGTCGAATTCATCGAACCTCCATTGTTCGAGCAATGACCCGCAATACCAAATAAAACGAAGCCCTCCACCAAAATGGCGGAGGGCACGCTCACCAAGCACCAATCATAGCTTAACGTGGAGGGTTTCAAACAATGTTCATCCAAACCGAACCATGCCAATACTGCGGCAGCCAGCAGGTCGAGGCACCGTGGACGCTCTGCCGGGACTGCCGACGACAGTACGCGAAAACACTCCACCAGCTGCGCCGCAACATGCAACTATTGCAGCGGGTCGCGCGGCATGAGTACAAGCTCGGCGAACCCGGAGCGGGCGGCAAACCGCAAGGAGGCGCGGCACCCGCGCCCATCAACCTCCACGCGCAGGACATGCTCGACCAGATCGAGGACGGCTTGCAGGACATGTGGAACGAAACCGGCGTGGAAAGCCGTCCGAGATGGCAGACCCTGCTCAGGGACTCGCCACGACGACTGCCCGACCTATGCCGCGCCAGCCGTTCGGGACATTGGCTGACATGGCTCATCCACACCTGCGAGCGCATCGAACCGCTCGTGGACCGCAGTCCACGCACGCGCCGGATAATCGGCGTCTGCCCCGAATGCGGACGCGAGGTCATGGCCGCGAAAGGCGAATCACTGCTGCTATGCAAATGCGGCAACCCAATCAACGTGGTCGAGCTGCGCGAGCAGAGCCGAGACAAGGCCGAGGCAATCCATCTCACGAAGACACCTGCGGGCATGAGCGAATGGCTGCGTGAGAACTACGGATACGAGGTCAGCCGCAAAGTAATCATCATGTGGATACGCCGTGGCAAACTCCCCAGCAGCAAGCCAGTGGAAGACGGATACTACGAATTCAGCATCAGGGAGATAGTCGGCATGGCAATGGCATATTCCAGCCGGCAGTAGGCTGTTGCCACCCCGTGGTATACTCCGTATCAGGATAAGTGCGAAAGCCTCTGGGACATACATCTCAGGGGCTTTACTCATACCCACCTATGCGCGTAGCTCAGCCGGTAGAGCGGCGGTCTCCAAAACCGCAGGTCGTTGGATCGAAGCCAACCGCGCATGCCACGGCTTGCGTACCGCAGAGGACCAGCCGGCCATGCCGAGACAGCACGGCGACCCGCAAACACGACAACCGGTCCGCGAATTAGAATCTCGCCCAAGCCACCAAACACACAGGATGGGAACATGAGCAACAAGGCAGGCTCAGGCCGATACCAGAATGGAGCAGCCCGCCGCAAATGCAAGGCCAGACACATCGCAGCCGAAGGACCAATACCGATCTGCCCACTGTGCGGCAAACCCATCGACCTCACACTCAAAACCCCACACCCACTCAGCTGCGAACTCGATGAGATCATCCCATACAGCCGAGGCGGATCACCAACCAGCTATGACAACACACAACTCACACACAGAATCTGCAACCAAAGAAAAAGCAACAAAATAACCAACACCACAGGCCACCAAAACACAAAAAAACAACCACAAAACACCATCCCAATCAGCCGCCAATGGTAACCGGGGCCATCCCCTCCCCCTCCCATGCAAGGCTCCCCACAGATCATAGCGCCGCTGTCCCCCCGAGATAAAAACAGAAGATTGTACGCATGGTTTTTTGTTAGCCATTTTGCCGCCCAGAAGCGCCATCTAGCGCCTATCTAAGCCAATTGTGAGTTTTTTGCCTGCGCGGTCAATCCTGTGTTATAGGGAATTTATCAACAAAGAAAAAATGGAGAAATGTTGAAATAAAGCCATTTAAGCGTTACAGATATGGTATAATAAAAATACCGCTGCGATATTGGCGTATCCAGCGGCGTGACCGACCGATAAGGAGTTGATATGGATGAGTATACCCGTCGCGAGATGCTGAGATTTCTCTCAAAAATCAAATCGAAGTCATCAGCAAAGGCAAACGTCATCGGAAGGCGGGTTCTCGAACTTAAGCGATGCTGCTGCATACGCTCGCGAGCTGCGCAATGAATTGATGACCTTTAATGATGCGGACAGGCAATGAGCAATTGCGAGGAATGCGGGACATTTTTAGGCTCTGTCCAATTTCATGGCGGCAGTGTGCAACGCTTTTGTTCAACTCGCTGCCGTGTCCGTGCCTATCGAAAAAGACATCAGATACCCCAAGCGCTCAGGGCATTGCGCCGTTGGGTGCGGGCCGATGGTAAGCGTCCGATTATGTGCGATGGGTCGCCGGCCAGTTCGACGGACTCAAGTACCTGGGCGTCATATTCGGAGGTCATGCGCTCGAAGGCCGGTGACGGTTATGGCATAATGCTCGGCGATGGGCTTGCGTGCTGGGATTTCGACCATGTTGATTTGACCAGTCCGCCCGCGAAGGCGATGGAGCTGCTGCCGGATGCGATCTATGCGGAGGTTTCGACCAGCGGACATGGGCTGCATGTGTTCGTGTGGTCGTCGGAGGCGAGCTTCCGGCGTGCCGGTGTCGAGTTTTATTCGCATTCGCGGTTTATTCGCATGACGGGAAGGAGGTGGCCGAAGTGACCACGGTTATTCGTAATCAGGGCACGAGTCTCGCGGTGCGTGAGAAGTTGGCCGCTGATGGCAGGCCCGTGTTGTTGGCGTTTTCGTGCGGCAAGGATTCCATAGCCGCGTGGCTGGCGATGCGGGATATGGGCATCGAGGTCGTTCCCGCGTATCTCTACTATGTGCCCGGTTTGAGGTTCGTGGACGAGGAGCTTGATTATTTCGAGCAGAAGTTCCAGACCCGAATCAAAAGGTATCCGCACCCGTCGCTGTACCGTTGGCTGAACAATGCGGTGTTCCAGGCTCCCGAACGTCTGCGCTACATCGAGGCGGCGCGTTTGCCTGAGCCGTCGTATGAGCAGATGTGGGATTTCATCCGCGCCGACGTGGGCTTGGATAAGAGCACGTGGTGCGCGGATGGCGTGCGTGCGGCCGATTCGATTCAGCGTCGTGGCGCGTTCGTCCAGTACGGGTACTGGCGGCGCAATCTCAAGAAGGTCTCTCCTATCGGGGATTGGCTCAAGGGCGAGGTGCTGGACTGCATCAGCGGGCATCATATCGAGCTGCCGTGTGATTATGCGTGGTTCGGGCGTTCTTTCGATGGCATCGACAAGCGTTTCACCAAGGTGCTCAAGGACAAGGCACCGGACGATTACGCGACGCTGCTTGAATGGTTTCCCTTGTTGGAGGTGGATCATGTCAGGTGATTTCCGATTCGACTTTTCCAAGAAGTCCAAGGGCAAGAAGGCTGTGAAGCCGGTGCCGGAAAATCTGGACGAGAACGCGAAGGAGTACCGGGAGCGCGCCCGTGCGGAGCGCAAGCGTTTCGTGGATGCGACCGACACCGAGTTCTGGCTGTGCCTGTGTTTCCCCTCCCCCGCCGAGATGGCGCGGTGGCGTGAACGGTTTGGCTTCGGCGAAAACCACCGGATCTATGCGTACCGTGATATCGAGAAGCTACTCGCCCCGTACAAGCCGGCCAAGTCGTCCGCCGTGGCGTTCGGTGCCGGCGTCGGCTTCGGTGGTGGTCTCGGGTTCGCGGAGAAGACGCCTGACCCGCTCGCCGATGTCAAGTACTCCGATGATCTGGAGAAGGATTGTCTCGCCGAGTTCGCCGCCCTGCACAGGGCGCTGGTTTCGGCTTGCAGTCCCAGGAAGCTCGTGGAGCCGACCGATTCCGAATACTGGTTCGCCATCGCGTTCCCGTTGCGAGACGACAAGGATTCTTTCCTTGCCGAGTATGGTCTTCGCAAACTCGGAGATAAATACCTCGATGGTATGGCCGTAGCCCGGAAGATGGGAGGTGAGTTATGAGGCGAGTCCGTTATGCGAGCACCAACGATATCCGCTATACGGGGTATGGGCGTCGCTCTTCCGGTTCATCCGGTGGCGGTGTGTCCGCCCTGCGTGTGAGTGCGTCCCGTTCCGCGTCGCGATCGAGCGGATCGTGAACCGGTAAACAATATTTTTTTCGTTCAAGCCGTCCCTATGTGGCGGCTTTTTCATTGGGAGGTTCTCATGCGACGCGGCTCTTCTTCGGCTTCCCGCTCGTCCAGCAGCGGGAGCGGCGGCAACTCATCCCGCTCACGCTCGAAGGGCTCAACGCTTTCCGGCGTCGGCTTCTCGAAAGAGCGAATATCCCAATACCGCAAACAGGGCTTATCCGACGAACGTATATCGAAGGTATGGCAGGATACCCTCAAGATGCGCGCGTTGATGAAGAAACGCAAGGAACAGGGAGTCAGCGATCTTGAAGCCGGCGTTTCTCAGTCATGGAAGAACGCCCAGGCACGCCGAGACCGGGCGTTCGACAAGCGGTTCAACGACGAATGGAACAGATACCGCAGTGCAGGCTGGAAACGGTAGATCCCGATTTTTCTTGTCCGCATCGTTACTGGAAAGGAGATGGATCGTGCGTAACCTGTTCCAGCGCGCCGGCAATGCGGTGCGTAATGTGGCCGGTCGTATCCGCAGCGCTTTTTCTCGCGGCGGCTCGCGTTCCTCAGGCTCCTGATTTTCCCGATGGAGGTGGTTGTCATGCGTCCGAGATACGTGCAGGGCGAGTTTGATTTCTCTCGTGCCGCCGGTTCCGCTCGCGCGAGTCGCTCCAGCGGCTCCTAGACATTGATTCGAGGTGATCCAGTTGGCCAAGACCACGATAACGCAGCCACAGTTGCCTGACGGCATCGAGTGGCCGGAGGCGACCGTGCGATGGTGGGAGCATTTGGCTTCCACTCCAGGCGCGGACTCGTGGACGGAGGCCGACTGGGACAACCTCATGAACGCCGCACTGATCCACGCGGACATCTGGGGTTCCGGCAATTTCGCCAGCGTGCCCATACTGAACAAGCTGCTGCAGGATTACGGCATCACACCAGCCGCACGCAGCCAGATCATGCCGGCGAAAGCCCAGAAGCAGGAGCGGCATACGCCGCTCGATGAGATAGCCGAACGACGGAAGCTGAGGGTGATTCAGGGTGGCAAGGCGAAGAGGCGTACAGGAACCTAGCTTCGCTCTGGTTCCCAAGCACGCGCAGTCCGAGGGAGGCGAGGCGTGCGCGCTCGCAGCCGGCTACGACATGAAGCCGGATAAGTGGCAGCGCATCGTGCTCGAGGGGTGGCTCGCCACGGATTCGAAGCTGCAATGGGCGGCGTCGGATTGCGGGTGCGCGGTGCCGCGCCAGAACGGCAAGAACGCGATTCTCGAGTTCACGGAGCTTTATCTCTCCGCGATCATCGGCATGAAGATCCTGCATACGGCGCATGAGGTGAAGACCTGCCGCAAGCATTTCCTGCGCATGAAATACTACTTCGAGAACGCGCGCAAGTTCCCCGAACTGTCGGAACTGGTCACCTACATTCGGGCCACGAACGGCCAGGAGGCCATCGTGTTGAAGAACGGTGGCAGCATTGAGTTCATCGCCCGTTCGAAAAGTTCGGGCCGTGGTTTCACGGTGGACGTGCTGGTGTGCGACGAGGCGCAGGAGCTGACCGACGAGCAGATGGAGGCCATACAGCCCGCCATCTCGTCGGCACCCTCGGGCAACCCGTTGACCATCTACACGGGAACGCCGACACCGCCGACCTCGCCGGGAACGGTGTTCGCGCGCATGCGCCGCAACGCGCATCGTGACAAGCCTCCGAAGAACCTGTGCTGGTTCGAATGGGCGGCGACCGAGATCGGCGACGTGCACGACCAGCAACGCTGGTACCAATACAATCCATCGCTCGGCACCCGACTGCTGAAGAGCGTGGTCGTTTCCGAATCGGAGAAGATGACCCCTGACGGTTTCGCCCGCGAACGTCTCGGCTGGTGGAACGATCAGGCCGGCGCGCTGTCCGATATCGATGTTGACGAGTGGGCCAAGTGCAAGACCGACAACCCTTGCATGGACGGCTACAACTCGTATGCGGTCAAGTTCAGCGCGGACGGCGCGAACGTCACCCTCGTGGCGTGCGTGCGCCCGCCACGCAAGTCGGGTGAATTGCCGCACGTGGAGGTCATAGCCTCGCGCAGCATGCGCGGCGGCACCGGCTGGCTGGCCGACTGGCTGACCGCCGAGAAGGACGGTGCGGAACGGTGGCGCAACGCCATCGGCATCATCATCGACGGGCGCGTGGGAGCGCCCACCCTGGTCAACAGCCTCATCGACAAGGGCGTGTCCAAAAGAGTGATCGTGGTGCCGCGCCCTTCCGACGTGGCGGACGCTTGTTCGATGCTCGAACAGGCCGTGAATGACCATGGGCTTACCCATTTCGGCCAGCCTCTGCTTGACGAGGCGGTGGGTCATGCGAAGCATAGGAAAATCGGCGACGGGTTCGGCTACGAGCCGTCCATGGAGAACGTCGATGTGAGTCCCGTGGAAGCGGTGGCTCTCGCGTATTGGAACGTCAAGACTTCCAAGCGTCATCCGGGAAGAAGAGCGAAGGCGGTGGCATTCTGATGCAGATTCCCAGTCTTGAAAACGTGCAGGTCGATAATCTGCCCGACGAGTGCCGAGAACCGTGGGATTTGATGATACGTCAATGGTCCCAGAAGCTCGAACGTAACCTGTTGCGCACCAAATACTACGACGGGCGAAACGAGCTTAAGAATCTGTCCATCGCTGTGCCGGACAGCATGGCGGGGATAAGCGAGGTCGTGGGCTGGCCGCAGAAATCGGTGGACGCTTTGGCCGACCGCATCGTGTTCGATGGTTTCGTCGGAGTCGGCGACGACAGCCGCGATCCGTTGGGTTTGGATTCGATTCTTTCAGACAACGACTTCGACGTGGAATTGCCGCAGGCCATCCGCAGCGCGCTCACTCACTCATGCTCGTTCCTGAATGTGCGCAGCGCGGAACCGGAAGACGGTCTGCGTTCCAAGGTGTCCGTGTCGTTCCGCAGCGCGCTCTATGAGACCGGCCTGTGGGATTACGCCCGTCGCGGCCTGTCGGCGGCGTTGTCGATAACCGATATCGACCGCTCCCAGTACGCGCAGGCGAACACCATCGTGCCTTCCGAACTCATGCTCTACATGCCCGGCTACACGATTCGTATACGCCGCACGCAATCAGGCCGCTATCATGCGGACGTTCCCCGGAACACGTACATGGATCATGTGCCCGTTTACCTGATCCCCTACCATCAGGACCTGAACCGCCCCTTTGGCCGCTCGCGCATCAGCCGCGAGGTCATGAGTATCACCGACACTGCGGTGCGCACCATGCTGCGCATGGAGGTAAGCGCCGAATTCTATTCGAGCCCGCAACGCTACCTCATCGGCGCGGACGAGCCGCCCGAGGACAAGAACGGCAAGAAGCTGACCGGCTGGGAAGCCACCATCTCGAAGATGCTCAACATCAGCCTCAACGAGGACGGCCAGGCACCCGCCATCGGCCAGTTCACGCAGATGACCATGCAGCCGCACACCGACATGCTTCGCGCACTCGCGGCACGCATGAGCGGCGCGACCGGCGTGCCGCTCAGCCAGTTCGGCGTCATGACGGATTCCGGCCCTTCCTCGTCCGAAGCGATCATGGCGGCGGAAAGCGAACTTGTCATCGAGGCGAAGAACGCCTGCCGCGCCATCGGAGTGCAACTACGCAAGGCCGCGAGGGACATCGCCATACTCAACGGCACCAGCGAGGACAGCGACGAGCTCGACCGCTTGCAGGTCAACTGGCGTGACCCCGAACGCCCATCGCAGGCCGCGCTCTCCGATGCCATCGTGAAGCAGGTGACGGCCATGCCGTGGCTCGCCAACTCCGACGTTATTCTGGAGAAGCTCGGCTACACGGATTCCGACATCACACGCCTGTTGGTCGACAAGCGCAAGGCCGAGACCCGCAGCGTGCTTGACTCCCTCGTGAACGGAGGCAACAAGGATGACGGACAACCGGCAACTGGACCAGCTGCAAGCCAGCCAAGCCAGAGCGGTGGAACTGGCGCGCCGCGATCTGGCGAAACTGTGGGGGACGCTGCAACAGCTCAGCCCTGAATGGCAACGTGACATGCTGCTCGACTACGTGCCGCAACTGGTCGCCAAATACGGCGACCTCGCGGCACAGGCCGCCTACGAATGGTATATGCGCGTCCGTGGCGAATCGGTGCCCGAATCATGGGAGTACGACCTGTCCGACTCGTTTCCCGGCGACGGCATCGACAAGACGATACGCTGGCAGGCCGGCCACCTGTGGACCGACCCGCAGACCATGCAGGCGTATCTTGTCGGTGCGATGCAACGCTGGGTCATGTATTCGGGGCGCGAAACCATCGCCCGCCTGTGCGAGCACGACCCGTCCGAACCCCGGTACGCGCGCGTGCCGAGAGGCGCGAAGACGTGCGCGTTCTGCACGATGCTCTGCTCGCGCGGCTGGGTGTACCGCAGCGAGAAGACCGCAAAATACGCCAAAGGCTCGTTCAGCCTGTTTCACGACGACTGCGACTGCCAGATAGTCCCCGAATGGGACAGGGACCGAGCTCACATCGAGGGCTATGACCCCGACCGCATGTACTCGGAATACATGCACGCCCGTAGCCTCATCGAGAACGGCGGCCTGGACGACGACACCTATCGGATGATAAAGGCCACCACAAAAGGCAATCCCGACAATCCCAACGACCCGAACACGATCACCTATGTGATGCGCCGACTCTACCCCGACCGTTACAAGGACGGCTACGGGGTGCCACGACCGTCGCACTCGAACTGAGATTTTCCCCAACCACCCGCACGGGTGGTTTTTTATGCCCGAAACGGGCCCAACCCACTAGGAGGAACCATGACCGAAGAGGCCAACGGCAACCAGCAGGCGGCATCGACCGAGAACGGAGCGAAGCCGCCCGAAATCGATTACGAGGCCAAATACAGGGAGGCCGTCGCCCATTCCCGCGAATGGGAGAAACGCGCCAAGGACAACAAGGCAGCCGCCGACGAACTGCAACAGCTCAAGGAGGCCCAACTGTCCGAAGCCGAAAAGACCGCCAAGCACATCAAAGAGCTTGAAGCCAAGAACGCCGCCTACGAGGCGGAAAAACAGCAGAACGAATGGAAGACGCAGGTCTCCAAGGAAACCGGCGTGCCCATCGCACTGCTCCATGGCTCCACGCTCGAAGAGATGCAGGCCAACGGCAAGGCGCTCGCCGACTACATCGCCGAGAAGACCAAGCCGAAGGTGCTCGCCTCCTCCGAATCCAACCAGCCGCCCGCACCATCCGGCTCCTCCGGCGACTGGATCCGTGACCAGTTCCTTGAACAAAAGCAGAAATAACCTCCCCACTCCATGGAAAGAAGGTATGACGATGGTTTCCAACGTGAACTCCATCATCACCAGCGGCGACCTCGGCGGCGGACTCATCCCCACCCAATACGCCACCCAGATTATCCAGGACGCCCCCAAGTCGAGTGTGTCCCTCGCCCGCATGCGTCAGATTCGCATGAGCACCCGCACGCGCACGCAGCCGGTGCTTGACTCCAAGCCGATCGCCTACTGGGTTGGCGGTGATACCGGCCTGAAGCAGACCACGAAGATGAAATGGTCGGGCCTGAGCATCACGGCCGAGGAGCTTGCGGCCATCGTGCCCATCCCGGAGGCCGTCATCGCGGATTCCGGCATCCCAATCTGGCCGGAGGTCATGCCGCGTCTGACTTCCGCGCTCGGCTACAAGCTGGATCAGGCGACACTGTTCGGCGTGGACAAGCCGTCCAGCTTCCCGGACGGCATCATCCCGCAGGCCATCACGGCGCACAACACGCTCACCCAGGGCAAGGATCTCGCCAAGGACGTTGCCAGCATGGGTCAGAAGCTCGCCGAACAGGGCTTCGCCATGAACGGCTTCGCCAGCAAGCCGGGCCTGAACTGGGAGCTTATCGGCCTGCGCAACGCCAACGGCACCCCGATCTACGTGCCGTCCCTCGCCTCGGGGGCCCCGTCCACCCTGTACGGTTTCGGTCTCAACGAGGTTGACAATGGCGCGTGGGATGCCACCAAGGCCGTGCTGCTCGGCGCGGACTGGTCGAACTTCGTGGTCGGCATCCGTCAGGACATCACCTACAAGCTGCTTGACCAGTCGGTTATCTCGGACGATAACGGCAAGGTGATTCTGAACCTCGCGCAGCAGGATTGCGTCGCCATGCGCGTCGTGTTCCGCGTCGGCTTCCAGATCGCAAACCCCGTCAACGACGTGCAGCCGGACAAGAGCAAGCGCTTCCCCGCGTACGTCATCGCGCCGGCCACCGGAACGTCGGTGGCCACCGGAGCGTGATGGCCATGGGACTGAACAAGCAGATACAGTTCGTGCGTCAACCGAAGCCGACTGACGGCGAGATTATCGCTCAGGTGGCCGTTTTTGACGGGGAAGGCAATCCGGTCGATGTCGGCGGCGCTCCCACCGCCGACACGCTTGCCGGTGCCACCAACACCGGCAAGGCGGTGCTCAAAGCCACGGATGCAGCCGGCGCGCGCAAGGCCATTGGCGCGGGAACGTCCAGCTTCAGTGGAAGCTACAACGACCTGTCGAACAAGCCGACGATTCCGCCCGCCTACACGCTGCCCGCCGCCACGGCTGAGGCGTTGGGTGGCGTCAAGAAAGGTGCCGCGATCCCGGATCTCGCGAGCGGCGCGGATGCGGCGGTCATCGCCACGAAGGTCAACAGCATCCTCGCCCAGTTGCGCGCGATCGGTGTCATCGCCGTCTGACGTGGGGAGGTGCGTTATGGCCGACGAAACGGAAGAAAACCCATTTGCCACGCATTTGGAATTGGCCAAACGCTGGAAGCAGATGCCGGACGACCCGGATTATGTTGACCATCGTCTGGCCGATGCATCGCAGTTCATTCGCGAGCAGTGTCCCGGATGGCGCGATATCGCATCCGCCACGTTGGAACGCATCGCCTGCGAGCTCGCCAAGGATGTGATCTCGTCCGACATGCAGACCGAGGGCGCCGGTTTCGATACGACCGGTGCCAGCAATCTCAGTCTCACGGCGGGCAGTTTCACCCAGTCGATGACCTTCTCGAATCCTCGCGGCGAATTCTATCTGTCCAAGGGACAGAAGAAGGCGCTTGGGCTCACCGGCCAACGCTTCTACAGCATCGACCTGTCGAACGGGGAGGCGTCATGAGGGGCGAGACCGTGAAAGTGGTGCGCTGCACGCCCACTGGCGAGACCGACCCGGGCGGCTCGCCCGTCACGAAGGACGATATCGAATCGGTGGGCAACGTGCTCGTCTCGCCGGGTGCCATGTCGAATACAACCGATTCGCTGCACCCTGACGGAGTGACCGTGGCGTTCACGTGCCTGTTCCCGCGCAGCTACGCATACCGGAGCCTGCGCGGGGCGAGCATACGCATCGACGAGCATGACTACAAGGTGATCGGAGACCCGAGGCCATTAGACGGCGGCATGAAGCCGACCGCCTGGAACCTCAAGGTCGAAGTCACGGATTCGAAGGGCTGATGTCCAATACCGTGAGACTCGATTATTCGGCGTTCCTCGCTTACCGCCAAAACGAGGGCGCACGCATTGTCAAGGCCGAAGCCGACAAAATCGCGGGACGCGCCAACTCCACCGCCATGCGTGACGTGCATGTGTCCGCCGGAGAGGATCACGTTCCGCGTTACGAGGCAAGCGTGCGCACCGGCCCCAAAGGTGCCACGGCGAACGTCTATCCGGCCAACCACGCGGCCCACGTCGACAACGCATTGCACAACACGCTTGCCAAAGCAGTGGGAGGTGGCGGCTGATGGCCGTGAACGCGGAGAAACTCGTCATGGACTGGCTCAACGCGGACCCGACGATCAAGGCCGAATATCCGGCGATGTTCGACGTGCCCGCCGGATCGTCGGCCACGCATCCGATGCCGTTCGTCACCGTCGAACAGGTCGGAGGCACGGACGAACCGTTTCGCAGCCTGCCGCTTATCGCGGTGCAGGTGTGGGGCGAGTCGCGCTGGCTGGTCTCCGAGGCTGCGGCGAAACTCATACTCCCCCGGCTCAAACGTATCGTCGAACTGCCCGAGGTCGCCGATATCGACATCACCGGGCGCACGCATTTCCCCATGCCCGACGGGCGGCCCCGTTACCAAATCATTCTCCAGTTGATTATCAAATCAGACGATTAGAAAGGCTGTAAATCATGGTTGATTCCACAACCAACGATTCCACCATGGTGTCGTTGGGCAAGTTCAAGGTCGGCGGCTACGCCTACTGGGCACCCGCCGGCACCACACTGCCCACCGACTCCGCCACCGCATTGCCCTCCGCGTACAAGCTGCTCGGCTACCTGTCCGAGGACGGCCTGACCAACACGACCGACACCGACGCCACCGAGATCAAGGACGCGAACGGTACCACCGTGATGAAGATCATCACCAGCTACGCCGAGTCCTACCAGTTCGCCCTGCTCGAAGTGCTGCGAGCCGAGTCCGCGAAGCTCCGCTATAACTCGGCCGCGGTCACCGGCACCGACAAGAGCATGACCATCAAACACCAGATGCCCTCCGACGAGGACTTCGTGCTCGTGTTCGAAATCGCGATGAGCGGCGACGTCAAGGACCGTCTCGTGATCGGCAACGCGACCCGCGCCGAGTTCGGCGACCGTCAGGTGCATGCCGGCGACCCGCAGGTGTACGACATCACCGTCTCCGCCAACGACATGGGCTCCGGCGTCACCGCCATCGAATACGTCGGCATCGCCGAGTCCCGTAGCGTGGCCGTCACCGAGGCCCTGGTCGGCAAGGTCATTGATCCGGTCAACGGCGACGAGACCGCCGAAACCGGCGAAGGGACCCCGGCCGCCGAATAACGGTTCTTCCCGCGTCATGCGTTCGACGACTTCCCCGCGACGCGGGAACCCTCATTTTTTCAACCCTCGAAGTCGTCCATGGTTTTTTGGAGAAGTCATTATGTCACGAAACCGTCATCATCGTTACGGTAATACCGCCAGCAACAACGTCCCCGGCAACCGTCCGCAGGATCACAGGCCCGCGCAGGGCAAGCCGCGCACCGTCACCGTCAAGGGAATCTCCCTGACCATCGACCCGAAGGTGCTGGACGATTGGGAGTTCGTGGAATCTCTCTATGACCTTCAGGCCGACCCGGAGGGCAACGCCTTGCAGATCATCCCGTTCCTGCGCCGACTTCTCGGCGACTCATACGGCAAGGTCAAGAACGAATTACGAGGCGCTGACGGTCGTATCGACGGCGAAACCATGGGAGCCTTCCTGAACGAACTGTTCGAGGAGATGAGCAAGGCTTTCCCAAACTCCTGACGCTCGTATACCTGCTCGTCCGCTGCCCCGACCAGCTGGCGGCGGACATGAGGCGCGTATATGGGCTCGGCATCTACGAGCTGGACCCGTTGGAGACGGCCGCGTTTGCCGCGAACCTGCCCGCCGGCTCCCTTATCTGGCAGAAGCTGGACGCCCCGGCCGCGTGGACGCTTGACCAGTATCTGATGACCACGCTGATCGACCAGATGAACATGTGGATGTGGGGCAACGCCGACCCGAAGAAACGCGGCCCACAACCCGAACCGCTGCCACGACCCGGCAACGGAAGCGGCCATGCCGTCGCGAACCCCTCCAAGCCGGAGGACTCCGGGGAAGCCACGCGCAGGACGCGCACCATCAAGCCCATGGCCCTGACCATCGAACAGCTCGACGCGTTCATGAGCCGCGGCTTCACGGACGTATAGAGAGGAATGGTCATGGCATACCAGCTGGCTCAGGCGTACGTGCAGATCGTGCCCAGCATGAAGGGCGTAGGCAAGGCCATCGAGAACGCGTTCAACGGGCCGTCGAAATCCACCGGGCAGAAGGCCGGCCAGAGCATCGGCTCGGGCCTCTCCGTCGGTTTCGCGGCGAAGGTGGGCGCGGTCGCCGGCATCGCCTCCACCGCGTTCTCCAAGGTAGCCTCGGTGGTCACGGGAAGCCTGAACTCCGCGATCTCGCGCGCCGACCAGATGAACAACTTCCCGAAGGTCATGAAGAACCTCGGCTACAGTTCCGAGGACGCGGCCGCCTCCATCAAGAAGATCTCGAGCGCGCTCGACGGCCTGCCCACCACCAGTTCGGCGATGACGGGCATGGTGCAGCAGCTCGCCCCATTGACCAGCAATCTGGATCAGGCCACGAACATCGCCCTCGCGTTCAACAACGCGATGCTTGCGGGCGGCGCTTCGACCATGGAGCAGGAGAACGCGCTCACCCAGTACACGCAGATGCTGAGCGCCGGCAAGGTCGATATGCAGGCATGGCGTTCGATTCAGGCCGCGATGCCCGGCCAGCTCAATCAGGTCGCCGAGGCCATGCTGGGCGCAGGGAAGAACTCAAACGACCTGTATGAGGCCATGAAAAACGGGTCAATCGGTTTCGATGATTTCAACAAGAAGGTCATGGAACTGAACCAGAACGGTTTCGGCAAATACGCCTCGTTCGCGCAGCAGGCCAAGGACGCGACTCAGGGCATCGGCACGGCCATGGAGAACGTGCAGAACCGTGTCGCCAAGGCCGTGCAGAAGGTCGTGGAAGCGGTCGGCGTGGAGAACATCGCCGGCGCGATCAACGGTTTCTCGAGCCAGTTCGGCAAGGTGGGAGACGCCGCCGCGAGCATGGTCACCGGCGTGAAGAACTGGCTCGGACAGCTCTGGCAGGCGCTGAAGGACAACGGGGCGTTGTCCATGTTCAAAAGCCTGTGGAACGGACTCAGGGACGCGATCATGGGCGTCGTCAACATGGTCATCGACTGGGCGCACATGATTCCCCCAGACGGTCTCGCCAACGGCATCAAACTCGTCGCCGACACGCTCGACTGGTTCGTCCAGCACGGCAAGGAACTCGCGCCCATCATCATCGGCATCGGCACAGCGTTCGCCGCAGTCAAGGGCTATCAGGCGCTCAACAGCGGTCTACAGGCGCTCACCGGAACCATGAACACGGTGACGACCGCCGCCAAGGGCGTCAGCAACGGCATCATGCTCATGATGGACTTGGGCGGCCCGGTCGCCATGCTCAAACAGATGGCCGGAGGGCTGAGCCTCGTCAAGACCGCACAGACCGCATGGAGCATGGCCACGAAGACGGCGACCGCCGTGCAGGGCGCGTTCAACGCCGTCATAGCCGCAAACCCCATCGGCGCGATCGTCGCCGGCGTCGCGGCCTTCGTGGCCGCGCTTGTCTGGTTCTGCACACAGACCGAGGTAGGCCGCAAGGTGTGGGCGGCGTTCACGTCGTTCATCTCCTCCGCATGGCAGAAAGCGGTCGATTTCGTCACCAATCTCGGCCAGAACATCGCCAACTTCTTCACGCAGACGCTTCCTAACGCGTTCCAGTCTGTCATTCAATGGTTCCAGCAACTGCCTTCCGCGATCGGGACGGCGTTGTCGAACCTGATTACGTCGATTGGCACGTGGGCGGTGAGCTTCGGCCAGTCGGCGTTGCAGGCGGGACAGCAGTTCGTCTCGAACATAGCGAACTTCCTCATGAATCTTCCGGCGACGATAGCCTACTGGCTCGCCTATGGCATCACGTTCGTGGTGCTGTGGGCCGCGCAGCTCGGCTCTCAGGCGATTTCTGCGGGCCAGCAGTTTCTCGCGAACCTCGGCACGTTCTTTGTGCAACTGCCGGGCAATATCTGGAACTGGCTGACCTCCACGGTTGCGTCGGTGGCGAGCTGGGCCGCGCAGATGGGTGCCAACGCGCTTTCCGCAGGCTCCCGGTTCCTCAGCAACGTGGGCACGTTCATCTCCCGGCTTCCGGCGAACGTCGGCTCGTGGCTGAGCGGGGCCGTAAGCGCCGCAGCCAGCTTCGTCGGCCGGATGGCGTCGAACGCGGTCAACGCCGGCTCCCGGTTCCTCTCGTCCATCGGCTCCTACATCTCGCAGGTGCCCGGACGCATCGGTGCCGGGCTTTCCGGCGCGATAAGCGCGGTCGGCTCGTTCGCCAGCAGCATGGCATCCGGCGCGCTTCGCGCGGGCCAGCAGTTCCTGAGCAATCTGGTCAACACGCTTGCATCCATACCGGGACGCATGGTGTCCATCGGCTCGCAGATCGTGCATGGCATTATCAGCGGCATCACGGGCAGCATCGGCAAAGTTGGCAGCGCCATTCTCGGCGGCGTGAAAAATGCCATCTCCGGCGTGAAGAACTTTCTCGGCATCCACTCGCCGTCACGTTTGTTCCGCGACCAGATAGGTCGGAACATCGGTCTCGGTCTCGCCCAGGGCATCAGCAACAGCCAAGCCGCCGTCATGTCCAGCATGAACGGCATGGCCTCGGACATCGCCTCCACACGGTTCACGACTCCCGATGTAGCCGCCGGCTACGGTCTGAGCCCGACCAGAGCCTCCGTCTCGACTGGCGGCGAACCGTTATCTGGCGAACTGCTCGGCGAACTCCTGTCGGAACTGCGCGCGCTGCACGCGGATATGCCACTGATTATGGAGAAACTCGGCATCGAAGTCGATGGTCGTGAACTCGGAAGGGTGATACGAAATGCGATCGCTTAGTTATGTGTGCGCCTCGACCGGTGAGACGATCCCACTGGAAGGGCCCGATATCTGGGCTCAGACGGCGGAGGGGCTGCGCGGCCGCGAATGGTCGTACACCCTCGGATACCGGAGTCTAACCGGAGTAAGTCGCACGGCGCGCGAGGCCGAGCTTGACCTAACCTATGTCCGCTGCCCCGAGAAGGTGGATTCGACTCGCCGCCTGTTCGACGCGGACGTGGCCGCCGGAACGCCCGGCACGTTCGACGCGGACGGGTGGACGACTCGCGCCTACGTGGTCAAGGCGGAACCGCAGACCATCACGCCCACGATGGTCGAGACGCAGCTTACCGTCGTGCTCCTGGACGGCGTGTGGCGGAGGGAGACCACCACGCATCACGATCCGCGAACCGACGCCGGCAGCGGACTTGACTACCCGCACGACTATCCGCACGACTACGGCGGCATGAGCATTCTGGACACCGTGGCCAACACGAGCGGCATGCCGCAGCCGATACGCCTCACGATCTTCGGCCCATGCGTCAACCCGTACGTCATCATCGGCCCCAACCAGTACGAGGTCGACGCGACCATTCCGGCCGGCAGCAGACTCGAAATCGACGGCACCGCTGACGCCAGGACCGTCATCATGATCTCCGACACCGGCCTGCGCACGAACCTCTTCGCCAAGGCCGTGCGCGGCACCGGACGCGGATCCGGCACCTACATCTTCGAACCGCTTCCCCCCGGCACGAGCACGATCGGCTGGACTGGCGGATTCGAATTCGACCTGACCGCCATCGAAGAGAGGAGCGAACCGCCATGGACCTGATCGTCACCGACACGAACGGCACGCCGTCCGGCTCGTACGCCTCATGGACGCTCGACCTGGCATACGGGTCGGGGGAGAACGACTTCGAACTCCAATGCCCGGCACGCCTGAAACCAGGCTGCCGATGGTGGGTCGACGGGACAGGCTGGGGCGGCATCGTCGACGACGTGAAGACCAGCGTCACCGGCGGCGAGGGCGAGCTCACCTACCACGGTCGCGACTGGCACGGCCTGCTCGCCTCGAAGATCCTCGAACCCGACAAGGGCAAGGACTACCTGACCGTGAGCGGCACGATCGGCACGCTCCTGCGCACCGTCATCTCCCGTATCGGGCTGCAGGACATCATCACCGTCACGGAAGGCGCGTCCAAAAACGCAAACTGGCGGTTCGACCGGTACTGCGACGCGTGGAACGGCCTGTCCAAGATGCTGCGCGCATCAGGACTGCGGCTGCGCATCACCGCAGCGCAGAACGGCGTGACAGTCGACGCGCCGCCGATCACGGCCGCCGGCGACCTCATCGACTCCGACCTCATCGACTTCGACGCGACACTCGCCTCGCATCCGATCAATCACCTGATCTGCCTCGGCAAAGGCGAACTCAAGGACAGGATCGTCGTCCATTGGTACGCCGACCAGCAAGGCACGCTCAGCCACACGCAGACCATCAAAGGCGCGGACGAGCGCGCAAGCGTCTACGAGCTCAGCAACGCCGACGCCGCCGAACTCGAGACCAAAGGCAAGACAAAGCTCCAGGAGCTGCGAGATACAGGCAGCATCGACGTGGACGTTACCGGCGGCATCGACCTCGACGTTACCGGCGGCATCGACCTCGACGTGGGCGACACCGTGACCGGCCGCGACAACACCACCGGCATCAGGGTCACCGCCGAGATCACCAAGAAGATCATCAAAGTCAAGGACGGCATCCCGACCGTAACCTACGAGGCGACCACCGCGTCCACGGAATCGACCGGCGAGACCGGCGGCGGTCGATCAAGCTCCGGAGACGGCCACGCCTACTACGCCGGCAGCGGCCTCACCCTCTCCAACTGGACGTTCAGCGCCGATGTGACCGCCGCAGACCTCGAAACGGTCCGCAGAACCGCCACCGAAGCCAACAAGGCCGCAAGCGACGCCGCGGCCGAAATCGGAGGCGCCAGAGACCTCGCCAAACAGGCCGGCGTAAAAGCCGACACGGCCACCACCACGGCGCAGAACGCGTTGGCCGCGGCGCAGGCGCGAATCTTGGACATCACTGCGTCGGCTCCAGTCACAGTGACCCGCAACGACGAGACGGCTGCCATCACCGTCGCACAGGCCACATCATCGGCGGACGGGCTCATGGCCGCCGCAGACAAGAAGAAGCTCGACGGCATCCAGTCCGCCGCGAACAAGTACACGCTGCCAGTGGCATCCACCGCCACCCTCGGCGGCGTCAAACCCGATGGCAGGACCATCACCGTCGGACCGGACGGCACCATCACCGCACAATCCAGCGCGACAGAGGCATCCTTCCTCGCCGCACACCCGATCGGCTCGCTCTACTGGTGCGTCGCCGGCACCCCCAACGACCATGGCGGCACATGGAAGGAAATCCACACCATCATCGGCGGACACGTCTGGCAAAGACTCGCCTGAAAGGAACAGCATGGCAAAAACCACGAACATCACCAAATACACATGCGACCGCTGCCACGACAGCGCATACCTCACCGAAGGGGATCCGCGCACGTCGAGCGACTGGCACCAGATCAAACACACCACCGCGGACGGAGTGACGCAGGAGGCGCTGGCATGCACCTCATGCCAGCAGGAATTCAAGAAACTCGCCGCCACGCAGGACGCGGCCTACACGGCATGGCTTACCAAGGGAAAGGGCTGACATGACCACCACGCTCATCACAGGCAAGGGCGGCACACTGCACATCACCAGCGGCGACATGGGCGCCATGCAGGCCGGGGTCATCGGCAACGGCAGCTACCTGCTGCAGGGCAGCGACGGCACTTTCCCCACGGTGACCATGCAGGATGCGAATCACGCGCTGATCCCCGTCCTCAACCTCGTGGTCGAAGGACGATACGCGCGCGTCACCGAGGCCGAGACCGCGACCATCGAAAGCGGCATGAGCGGCCAGAACCGCAACGACCTCGTCTGCCTCAAATACACACGGAACGATCAGAACATCGAGACCGCCGCCATCGCCGTGCTCAAAGGCACGCCAAACACCGGTACGGCCGCCGACCCGACCGTCCCGTCGGGCAGCATCCACTCGGCCTCCGACACGGCGTGGATCCCGATCGCCCGCATCCCGATCAGCGGGATCACGCCCGGCACGCCGGTCATGCTCATCAAACAGCTGCCTCCCATGTCGAAACTGTGTGATTCCGTAACCCTCACGAAACCAAACGCTAACTGGGACGTGGATTATCGCACCGCGTTTGTCGGCGGGATGTTGATCGTCGCGTTTCATGCCATTCGAGTCAACACGGACTGGACTGCCCCGAGGATATGGGATACGTCCAAGCTTTTCAGGCTTCCGACTGGATTGGAGGCCGCGTTCGAGGTGCATTGCGCCACGGTGTCCAATTCGAGCGTGGGGCTTCATGGCGTCGAGGTGCAGACCGCTGGCAACGAGATCAGCCTTCGCTCGGCCGCGAAGATGACGCTCGGCAAAGGCGGTTGGGTCGAGGGCTGCATCACGGTACCGCTTGATCGTTGATTAGACGACCGGATAGCAGAGCGAGCCTACACAACCCTGATTGCTGCCGGCGCGGATGACCGTGAAGCCCTTCGCATTGTACAGGGTTACGGAAAGCTATTCAGCAGGTCAATATGAGTTTCTGCCATGCCTTCTGCATATCCTTGAGGACGCTCAGATCGGGCTTGAGGTAATACCGTGCGGTGGTTTGGATGTCGGAGTGTCCGAGCTGTCGCGCGACCACGCTGATGTCGGTTCCGGCCTTGATAGCCAACGTGCCGAACGTGTGGCGTAGGTTGCGCGGAGCGTCTGCGGATACGCGGACGGCGAACTGCCGGGCATGCTCGACGAAATCGGCCTGCCTTTGGTGTTCGCCGCCACCGACCACCCGTATTAACCAATACCAACGCACCGTGGGATTCCACCACCACACACAGAGAGGATCGCCAATGCGACATCCCGTCAGAGAGGAGCCACATGGCTGACGACATCATCGCCAGCGTCGTCGCCGGCCTCCTCATCGCCGCCATCAGCGCCATAGCCGCCGGCCT